TACTTCAGATCGTCCTTCAGGGCCTTACGAAGTTTCGCCATATCAGCGGGGTTGACGAAGCCGAAGATGGTCACACCCTCAAGGTTTTCCAGATTCAGCATGGCCGCACCATCCACAAAGGCATCAAAGCCAAGGGCGGTGGTCACGATGGCCATGGTTGCCTCGTTGAAGGCGGCGTAAATGTCAGCGTTCACGGTGTTGAACATATCCGTACCGGCGTGCTGGGTGCCGGTGGTAATGACCATCGGATCAGTCATGGCTTCCTCGTCATAATACTGGAAACGGTTCTGTGCCATCTGAATCCGGTATTCCTTTTCGGTGTAACCGGCATCAATGGTCTTGGTGTTACCCGCACCCATAGCCAGCTTCTCGGTGCCATCGGTGGCCTTGTACTTGTGAATCTTGCGAACCATACCAGCAACGCCGGTCAGGTTGTTGTCCACGGTGCAAAACTGCTGAAGATCAAGGTGGCTCTGGTACTGATCTTCAATTTCGTTGGACAGGAAAAAGTTATCGTAGCAAGTGTTTGCCATTACTCATTACCTCCATAAAGTTCTTTGTATTCGTCAGGATGGTTGACGGAATAGTTGTAGCGATCCAAGGGGTTCATGGCCTTCAGCTTTTCAAGGGTCATGCCGCCTTCAGCGCCATCACCCTTTTCAGCGGATTTGGCCCCCTTGAACTTGGTGCCGGTGGACTTCTCAAAAAGAAAAGCCGTGTCCTTGCCTTCCACCAGCTTCTTGACTTCATCATCAAGGCCCTTGACGGTTCCATCCTCCGCCAATTCAGCCTTACCGATGAAATCAACCAACAGCGCCTTAACAGCGGTGTTGTTTTTGGCCTTTGCACCGGTCAGGGCCAGTTCAACCGCATTGCTGATTTTCAGGTTCTTCAGTTCAGCGGCGTGATCCGTGTCCTTCTTCTTGTTATCGGCCTGAAGCTGTGTGATCTGATCCTGAAGGGCCTTGGTGTCACCAGAAGCCTTCTTCAGCGTTTCAAGCTGGGTGTCACGCTCTTTGATGGTGTTCTTGGCGGTGGTCAGTTCGGTGTTGACCTCATTGAACCGGGCCTTGGTGACGAAGGAACCGTTCAAGCCCTCCATAACCTTTGTGGCCTGTTCTTCAGTCAGGCCCCATTCCAACAGCTTTTCTTTAGTCATTGTTGTTACCTCCAAAATCCTTTTTTACCGTGGGTTAGGAACCACGATTTTCCCGGTTCTGTTTACCGCCCACCACCGGGAAACGGCGAAAATGGTATGAAAAAACCACCACCGGCCAGAAGGCCGGGGTGGTCAAATCATCAATTAAGTTAATGCGTCAATGATAATGCGATAGCGTTCACGGTTCGGCTTGTAAATGCCCCGTTTGTAATAACTCAAAGACGCTTTGCAAATGTTCGTCAGCTTGGAAAGTTCCGTTACGGAAATGCCCCGTTCATCCATCAGTCTTTGAATCTCCGTGCAATCCACAGGCCCATCCAAGGCCGGGGGCGTGGCGGTCACTTCCGGGATATTAAACCCGGCCTGTTCCAGAAATCCAAGCACATAGGGAAGCCGTTCATTCCGACAGGTAGCGGCCAGTTGTGCCGCCTTCATGTAATCGTCTGTGGTCAATGCTCTTGCTTTCGGGATGATGGAATAACTTCCGGTTTTACGGATTGCGGGAAGAACCTCATGCGTCACCCAATGTTTGAAGCGTTTGGCGCTTTCCAGCTTGCTTCCGAAGATCAGGGCATACAAACCGGATTCGTTGATGATGGTCATTTGCTGCTTCCCTGAAGGTGTTTCCATTTCGGAAACGCCTTTATCTTCCGGGTCAACCTTCTTGCTGACTGCCGCCCGTGGCGATTCATACCCCAAGGCAACCGCCACATCCTTGCCCACGAACCACGGTTCTTCCTCAATGGTCACGGTTCGCACCTGTCCAAATTCGGGGTTGGTGAATACCTGAAGTTCATTCATGCCTTCTTCACCGCCTTCTGTCCACGGGCAAAGCCCAGCTTGAACACCACGGCAATCAGCTTGAAAGTGTCGTGATGATATGCGTCATAGAGTTCATCCAGTTCATTCCTGCGAAGGTCATACTTACCGGGGTGTACGCCTTCAATGCTCTTGATCAATTTTTCCATGTTAAACCTCCATCAATTTTCACTTGATAGAAGTTCCCAACTGTGATAGAATGGATTTATCCAGTTGGGAAACCTCTGGTTTTAGAAACAGTCGCTTACTTGTTCAGGGTGGAGCGGCTGTTTCACTTTTCTTGTGCCAAAAGTAAATCAATCCCTTGCCGAATAGCTTCTGCCCGTGTAATATCATGCTTGGCGCAATATTCATCAAGGCGTTTTGTTGCTTCATCGTCCAATCGAACTTTCACATCATTCCTTTTGGGATTGTTCGCTTTCGGCCTTCCGGTTCGTGGAGACATCGTATCACCTCACTTTTTGAGTTCCACAAACTTATTATAATAATTGGAACTCAAAAAGTCAAGAGGTTTTTGGAAAAATTTTAGGCATAGAAGAAGGGAACAGGTTTTCACCTGTTCCCTTGAAGATTGGACTTTGGCCGGAGCGTCACTCCCGGCATCTCTTTTGCCCACTACCCGAAGGCGTGTGGCGTATGGGAACGCTTTTTCCACCTCAAAGCCCGTTCTTATCCTATCTAAAGTATAGCAGTATTATTCCCGCTTGTAAAGGATTTTCTTGTTCTTCACATTCTTCTTCCATGTGGTTTCACCAATTTGCCAGAAGGACAAGATGGAGTTTCGATATTCAGCGGGGTCACTCTCTACCTTTACCCGTAGAATCACTTTGAACTTTTCGCCATTTTCTTCAATTTCTTTCAGAATCACACCGGTATTAGGCTTGTTTGCTTCCAAGATGTAATCCGGGTTTTCCAGAATATCCGCAACATACTTAACGAACTGTTCGTAATCTCCGGGATGGCGTTCTTCAATATGCTGAATCCGTTCCGGGGTGATAATCACTTCATCGGTGGCGATCTCGTCCGTAATGCAACGGTATTTTTCTATATCAATGCGGCCTACCGTCTGCACATTGGAACCCTCGCTTTTTACCATCGAAACTGTATTTTTAATTATACTCCCGATGGTTGCAAGGGTCAACCCATCTTTGGAACCGTTGTCCACAAAAGTTTTCTTCCATTCGGAATAACTCATATTACCGGGGACATAGTAAACTTTTCCATCCTGATCCCTTGCGGCTCTTTCACCCATATATTTTTCATCAATGGCGGGAACCGTAGTTCCTCGGCAATGTGGATGAAACGGGGGAACGGTAACACCCGGTTGAAACTCCGACATGGGAACCACTTTTCGATCCATACTTGCACAAAATGCACAGGTGATGGAATCCAGCGTTTCCAAAATCTCCACATTCTTAACGCCCAATTCCTTATAGGTTTCTTTTGCGGCAAGGGCGTTGAAATAGCTTGTTTCCGTATTTACAAGTCGTGCGGCTTGGTACCGGGAAACTTTGAACTTCTTCTGAATGGCATCCGTGATTTTTTGGGGGCTGTCACCACGAAGAAGGCCCTGAACCAATTCTTTTTGAAGGCTGTCAACCAATTCTTGTTTCTTGAACCAAATACGGTCACTAAAGGTTCGCCCGTCCGTTGTCCAAGGCTTTGAAAGCAATGTTTCAAGTTTCTTCTGATCCAGCCCGGTAATATCCCAGCCAAGGCCCACACCCTTCTGAACCTCAAAAGCCGTGTGGGTGTAGCCATTGCCCACAACCTTCTTCAACAGGGCATCCAGACTATCAACCTGATTGCCATATAGCAATTCAAGCTGTTGTTGAATACCTGTCTGGACAGCTTCAAGGCGGGAAATGTGGAACCGGGCAGACGCATTTTCCAGCTTCTTCAGCCATGCCGCATCCAACCCGGCCTGTTCACCGATCTTGATATACTGTTCAACGCTCCAATGAAATTCTTCAAGCTGTCCAGCAATCAACCATTTCCGGGCATCGGTCAGGCTGATTTGGTTGTTCACCGCAAAACGGGCATACCAGCTTTCAATTTCCTTCTGAACGGAACGCTGTGCATCCAGATACAGTTCTTCCATGTCCTGAATGGTCTTTTGGGCTTCTCTGTGGGCGCTGTCCTCCAAGATGGAAAACCGCCCACGCCAATAATCCGCATTTCTCATGGGCCGTTCCTCCAATCCTGAAAAATGGTGCTGAAGGTGGGATTTGAACCCACACGCCTTGCGGCAACGGATTTTGAATCCGCCGTGTCTGCCTATTCCATCCACTTCAGCATAGAAGGCCACGCTGTTTCTTCATAGGGGCTTGCGCCTTGCTGAATTTTGGTTCCTTCCTTTGTGGCCATGGTAGCCCGTGCCGGGATCGAACCGGCGTTACCGCCGTGAAAGGGCGGTGTCTTAACCGCTTGACTAACGGGCCATGATGGGCCGGGGAAGGGAATTTCACCCTTTGGCGGGTAGGAGTAATAGCACCCCGCCACACTCAAAGTCTGCCCCGGCATATATTGTGAAATGGCGGGGGTTATTCACCCTCGCCATTGTCACCTTTGTTCTGGTTGCCGGTCTGGAAGGCCCCGGCGTATTCCTGTGCCTGTTCCATTGCTTCATCCTTTTCCTTACGCAACCGGGCCAGCTCCACTTCAACATCCGTAACCCACGGGTGCTGTTCCACAATGGTTTCCGTGGACAGAATACCAACGGACTTGGAACAGTTTTCAATGGATTCCGTTTCATTGATTAGAATGTCACGGTTGAACACGATCTGAAGTTCAGCGCCTTCATAATCGCCCAAGCCCCTGTTGCTGAAATCCTGATTGATGAACCACAACAGTTCTTCAAAGGCCGCTTGGAACTCGGTTTCCATGCCGTTTGCGTCAAGGTCAATGTCAGAATACATGGATTGAATGTTCATTTGATTGGGGTTGCCACTCAAACGATCATCCTTGGCATCGTAACCACGGGCATTTTCTATCAAGGACTTCTTCAGAAGTTCCAAAATGCCCTTGTAGTTCTCTGCATTGATTTCAACCTGAAGGGTTTCAACCCCGCCATCCTCACGAACCTTCACGGCTCCATAGGTGGAAAGGTTGTGGCGGAACTCACCAAGATTTTCACCATCATAGTTCTTCAGAACCAGAATGGTGTTCCGTGCGTCCTCTTGCATATTGTTTTCAAAGTCGGAAATCATGGTGTTGATTCCGTCCTGAAGGGTTTTCACACGGCGGATCAGGGGGATTTCCTGTTTGTTATACTTGAAGGGAACCAGCGGAATCCTTGTCCAGTTGAACCCCTTGGGTTCTTGGCCTTCTTCCTCAACCATGAAATAGTTTTCGTGTTCACCGGCTTCCACATCGGCAATCAGCATATCATTTTGATAGATATACCGGTAAATGCCATCGGCTTTGAAGATTTCCACCTTCTCCACCTTTTCCTTCTGGTAGCCGTTCCACACTTCTTGGGTGTAGTAACGAATCGCACAATCAAGGATGGTGTGATCATCGTCAGCCCAAAAAGGAAGAATGTCATAGGCCGGGAAATGCTTGAAGGACAATTCACCAGCTTCATTGTAGTAAGGATAAAGCCAACCAAGGCCACCGTTCAGGGCATCTTCACAAACATATTTCAGAAGCCGGTAAAACCGTTTGTTGAAAACCTTGCCCAAAGCATCCGTGTAACCCTTATCCTGACAGTTCAGGGTGAAGGGCTTGCCCACAAGGTAGTTGGTTTTCTGATCCACCATCAGGGCATATTGGTTATCAATCAGGCGGTTGTTCGGAAGGTTCGTCACCACCTGAAGTTGACCGTTTTCACCAATGATTGTGCGCTGACGCTGAAGAATGTCATGCTGTCCTTCATAGTACAGATCACCTATAACCTGATCCTTGCGGCGCTGACTATTCTTCCATTCCTTGATTTCAGCGGCGAAGAACTGATTTTCAGTCATGCCGGTTCGCCCACCCTGAAGGATCAGGCGGTTGATACGCTCCATAGCGTTATCCAGAAACATATTCACTTACCGCCTTTCTTCATTGCTTAATAAACGCAAACACACGGAAACCGTGTGTTTTTCGTGTGTTTTGTTACTATCATGTTATTAGTCGAAGCTGAAGGCGGGGCCAACCAACATATCTTCCAGCCCGTAACGCATAGCGTCCATAAGGTGGTTGAAATCATCAATGGGAACATTGATCTTGGCCCCGAACTTATCTTCTGCCCATGTGTAGTTTGAAATCTCTGTGATGAAGTTCACGCATCGGGGATGAACAATGATGGTGTAACCCTGAATGTACTGGATTCCGTTGTTCACGCTGTCCTTGCCCTTCCGGGCGGCTCTGATACGATGAAGGCCAGCATCCCGCAATTCATCAATGCTCTTGGGTTCGGCACAATCGGCCTTAATCCGTTCCTTGCCGTAGCCCATGCCGGTGATCCGGTCACAGATTGCCCGGTTCGTCAGGGCCTTTTCATACAGTTCATCAAACACCCAAATGGTTCTTTCCTTCTCACTCACCAGCCCACAGAACAGGGCCGTGGGATTGTTAGTATAACCGAAGTCAAGGCCGAAGGCGCTTTTCACATCAGGCTTCTTGGAAATAGCCAGATAATCAAAGGCTTCTTCCCGCCAATTATCGAAAATCAGGCCATCCACAATGCCCCAACCCCCAAGGCCAGCCACCTTGTAGCGGCGGGGGTTGTTTTCCTTCATGGTGTTGAACACCTTCAAATCCGCCGTGTCCAGCCATTCATTACACAGGTAATTGGTGGTTGTGGCGTAAATCTGCCCATCCGGGCTGATCCAGCTATCATGGAACTTGTATGTGGGGTTCCCTTGGGCATCCTTGCCGGTGATCTCCCCGAAGAAGCGTTTCCTGATCCAATGCTTTTCGTTCCACGGGTTGAATGTCAGCGTGATTTGCTTAAACAGGCCGGTTTCTTCCGGGATAGCACCACGGATGGATTCATCCAGCATATCAAAATCAGCTTCATTCATGATTTCGTATGCTTCTTCAATCCAGCACCAGCACAGAAACCCTATTTCAACCGTAATTGAAGTGACCTTCAGGGGATCATCAAGGCCCCGGAAGTAAATCTTCTGACCGGTGGGGGTATAGGTCATTTCAAGAGGGCTTTCCTTCACTTCCCAATAAGCCTGAACCCCAAGCCGGTTGATTGCCCACTTCAATTCTGTGAAACAGCTATCTTTCAAGGTTCTGAACACTTTGCGAACCACAAGGGTATTGGCTTCCGGGTATTGCATCATCCGCTTGATGATGTTCAGGGCCGTGGTTTTGGATTTCTTGCTTGCACGGCTCCCCTTACAAACCCGGTAGCGCCCTTTGAAGTTCCAAAAGGTCTTGTACCCTTTGCCCACCACTTCAGGAAGGCGGATCACCTTGGCCTTGGGGTTAATCTTCAAGTTGATCATCCCCCATGATAACCACGGGAACATTCCCTTCCATTTTCAGTTTGTCGGTAAACATTCCAAGATGTTTGCCCAACAATTCAAGGGCCTTCAACTTGTCGTAGGTCTTAACCTCTCGTTCAGTGATATTCCCATCTTCACCGGGAATCACCTTCACTTTGACAGAAGCAATACAGGCGGTATCATCCCGGTTGGCTTCACCTTTGATGGTGGCTTCATCCATATCAATTACATCAATGGGGTTCAGAAACGCCAATTTTGCGATTTCCTGAATCACCCGATCTTGATTGATACCGGTTCGGCGGCTCCGCTCTGCAATGGCCTTGTCAATAGCATTTTTAATCACAGGTTTTGACAGGTTTTCAGAACCCATCTGCTGTGCGGTATCAGGCGAATACCCGGCCCGAATTGCCGCTTGCGTTGCGTTCAGGTCAATCAGATATTCTTCAACAAACCGCTTTTGCTTCTTGGTCAAGGTATTCACCCCCTTTGAAATCAAAAGAAAAGCGCCGAAGGTTCCCCCTCGGACGCTTTTTCACTTTATATGATAGCCGAAAAAACACTAAACTTTCAACAGGTGAAACTAAACTTTACTCGGTTCTTTCAAGAAATCGGCATTTTCCTTGGCAAAAGCAAGTAAAGCCTTCCCGTGAATTTCAAAAAGCCATTGGGTGGTGTACTCAAATTCAGCGGCTAAATCTTCCCACTTTTTCAGTTGGATATACCGGCCTACAAGAACATTTTGCTGGTCAAGGTCAGGAACTTTGCTGATCATGCTGAAGGCTTCCTTCTTCATGGTCACAAGTTCATCAATCCGGGTGTTAATATCATCTTCAAGGGACATGATTTTTGCAATGGTTTCCCCTAAAGTATCTTTTGCGCCGGAAGTTTGAACCTTGGCGGGCTTCAGCTCATAGCTTTGGGAAGTCAGCCCGGATCGAAGGGTATTCACTGTATCTGTCAACCGCTGGATCAGGCGGTTAGTTTTTCGGATTTGGGCAAAATAATCTTTGGCCCGTTGGGAAAGTTCTTTATCAGTCACTATGTATCACACATCCTTTCACACATCTGTTCCGGTAAAAAGCATTGAAAAATCAAGGCTTTTCAAGGCATAGAACAGATAGAACAGATATTTTTGCTATTCTCTCTTAATATTACTTTCTTATATATTTTTTTTTATTTTAAGTTTAAGTAATATAGTATCTGTTCCATCTGTTCTACAATCGAGAAACCCCGTCATTTTCAAAGGTTTCCAGCGTCACAGATATATCAAAAACATCTGTTCCGTATCCGTTCTAAAATCATGTTGAATGAGGTCATAGGCACACAGCATCAAGGTTTTCGGGATTTCCTTCAACATTCAAGATTAAAAGTGCATTCTTCACTATATAGATTTTTTCTTACTATATATTTTTTCTTTTTTATTTGAATTGAATATATGCACCATCTTGAATGTTGAAGGGTTTTCCCAAAAAGCAAGATATATCAAGGGTTTCCACCCCTTCAACATCCATTCACTATTCCAACCACAACCCCTGAAGTATTTTGGTAGAGGCGTTTTCTTGAAAGTTAATTTTCAAGAAGTCTGAATTTTCCAATACTGCACCAGTTCTGCGGCGGTCATAGTGTTTAACTTT